ATCATGACATCATCCCACGCTTCTTCTATAGTAGGAGGTGGAAGAAATTGTATAGATTGCTCTTCAGGATCCTTTGTAGGTGGGGGAACTAGTAACCAAGTAAAAGGAGAAGGGCAAACGTGTTATAGTTCTATTGTAGGTGGATTTGATAATTGTATAAGTGATGGTTATTCATTTATAGGAGGTGGGCTTAATAATTATATTTTAAGAGGTGATGGTTGTAATTTTATGGGTGGTGGTATTGGAAATACACTAGGAAGAGTTGGCCAATCGGCTATAATGTCCGGGATAAGTAACATAGTTTCAGGATCTAATTGTTCAGGAACATCTGTTAATTGTGGGTTGATAATAGGAGGAGGTGTATTAAATCACATATGTGGTAACATACAGCAATCAGTTATATTAGGAGGTAGATCTAATACTATTTTCACAGGTTCTGAAAGTACTCAAATAATGTCCTATTCTACTGTAGGAGGAGGATATTGTAATAGAATATTTGCTGGAAATAATAACACAATTTCAGGAGGTACTTTTAATTTAATTCAAACAACAGGATGTGCTGCTCTAAAGAATAATAATACTATAGGAGGAGGTACAACTAATACAATCCAAAACCATTCAGGAACTTCAACTATTGGTGGTGGTACAAATAATGGGATTAGTGGTGGAATAGGAAGTGCAATAGCAGGTGGAAAACAAAATTTAATAGCATCATGTGGAAGAGATACAGGACATAGTTTTATTGGTGCTGGTGCTTGTAACAAAACTTGTTCTTGTTGTACTTTTATGGGTACTGGTCGTTCAAATACTATAGGTAGTACCAACCAAATGGGTATTATTATAGGAGGAGATCTTAATAGAATTTGTGGTGCTGCTACTTGTTCTGGTATTTTTGGAGGAAAAAATAATATTGTATGTAATAACTTATCTTATATAATTGGATCAGACCTAACAACAACAGCAGCATGTACTACATACATGAATAATGGTACAATAAAATGTCATTTACAAGTGGGTGGTACTGCAACACTCAACACAACTACAGGTAGAATTGATGCAACAAATGATATTGTAGCATATTCAACTTCTGATTGTAGGTTAAAAGAAAATATTAAACCTATTAAAAATGCTTTATGCAAAGTAATAGGAGTATCGGGTAATACGTTTAGTTGGAAAGAATTAAATACTGAAGAAATTAAAACAATACATGGTAACACTGGTAAAGATGTAGGTGTTATAGCCCAAGAAATAGAAAAAATCTTACCTGAGGCAGTTACAACTAGAAACAATGGGTATAAAGCTGTTAATTATGAAAAAATTGTTCCTTTATTAATTGAAGCAATTAAAGAACAACAAAAACAAATTAACGAATTAAAATCTAAAATATAATGGCACTACCAACATCAGGACAATTAAGTTTAAGAGATATACAAATAGAATTAGGAGCTGCTAGTACAAATATCTCCTTAGGAGCTATGAGTGATACAGCAGGTTTTTTAGCTCCAGATAAAGTATCTGATTTTTATGGTTATAGTAATCTTACTGCATTTTATACATCTATCACTCAACCAAAACCTGTATTTGCTTGTGATATTGCCCTTATTAACACTTATTACCATAATGGGAGTGGTTTATTACCTGTAGTGGGTGATACTGTTTATCAATCAAACCAAACAACTTTAGATGCTAGTATAAATAGAGGTATGTCTACATCTAGTAGTGGAACTTCATTCCAAGTATATACTACTAATGGTTCTGGTGTAGTGACTGCAGTACTAAATTGTATTAATTAATAAATAAAATATGAAATTTATAGATAACAATATTCAAGATTATACAGGTACAGATTTTAATGTTTTTAAATCTGAAGATGGGGTTACTATTATGAAGTTTAATGATACTCAACAATGGATATCAAATATTGAACAATATGCAAATTTATTTTTAGGTGGGTGCGATAATTGTTCTTCTTTTTATAAAGATTCCTTTAATGGTTTTTCGTATGATTCTGTATTAGTAGCAGGTTTAGGATTTGGTTTAATCCCACAAGAATTAATTACCGAAAAAAACTGTAGTAAAGTAGACGTAGTAGAAATAAACCAAGAAGTTATAAACTTTAATAACACATCAGGTCATCTAGATTCTAATATAAACATCATTCAAGGAGATATACATAATTATACAACATCAGAAATGTATGATTTAATTATTATTGATACTATTTGGGGTGCAAATGAAATGACTGAAGACCAATGGCAGGCATTAGTAACAAGATTTACTAGTAATCTTAATACCAATGGTGTAATATATTCCCCTGTTCTTACAAAATGGGTAACAGTATAACTATATATGTAGGTTGTTGTTAATAATAACTTGATATTTATAATCAAATTAGTTATATTACATTAAAAATAAAATTATGAGTTGGACCTATAGACAACATGAAATAGGAGATATCACTCAATTCCCAGCAAACACATTTGGTTTCGTTTATATAACAACACATAAACCTTCGGGTAAGTCATATATTGGGAAGAAAGTATTATTTCATAATCAAAAGAAAAAACTAGGCAAAAAGGAACTAGCAGCCCTAACTGGGGTAGTTGGTAGACGACCTTCATATAAATTAATAGTTAAAGAATCAGATTGGCTTAAATATTATGGCTCCCAAACTGACATTAAACAACTATTATTAGAAGGTAAAAAAGATGAATTTGATCGAGTTATATTAAAAATGTGTCCTGATAAAAAATCAATGACATATTTTGAAATAAAATATCAGATGATATATCAAGTATTAGAAAAACCAGACGAATTCTTTAATGATAATATTTTAGGTAAATTTTTTACAAAAGATTTAGCTAATATTGAATTTGAAGATTTCGTGGTTGATAAAATATAGTTTCGTATATTACCACATATGGTAAACCAGTTATTAGTTACATTAGTAAATTCAGTATTGGGTTCGGGCAAAGCTACTGCTCGAAACAATTATGCTTACCACTGTCCTTTATGTAACCACCATAAACCCAAATTAGAGGTTAACTTAACTGAAAATCGCGAAGGTAAAAATCCTTGGCATTGTTGGGCTTGTGATGCTAGAGGAACTACTGTATATAACTTATTTAGACAAGTAAAAGCAGCATCAGATAAATTTGTAGAACTAGGTAGTCTAGTTAAGTCTTCTAAATCAATTAAGGAAACACAAGTTGTATCCACTGTTGCACTACCAGATGAATATATTAGCCTAAATAACGTTGATAACAGCGATATAATGGCTAGACACGCTACTGCGTACCTAAATAATAGGCACGTGAGTAAATACGATATTCTCAAATATAATATAGGTTATTGTAAAACAGGTTTATATAAAAATATGATTATAATCCCTACATATGATGCAGACGGTAGATTAAATTACTTTACTGCTCGTTCATTTGAAAAAGAACCATATGTTAAATACAGAAACCCATCAGCAAGTAGAGACGTAATACCTAATGAACATTTAATTAATTGGAATGTACCAGTAATTTTATGTGAAGGGTTGTTTGATGCCATTGCTATAAAAAGAAACGCAATCCCTTTATTAGGGAAAAACATACAAAGTAGCTTAATGAAAAAAATAGTTACTTCTGTAGTAGATAAAATTTATATTGCATTAGATAGGGATGCAATTAAACAAGCTTTAAAATTCTGTGAGCGATTAATGGCAGAAGGTAAAGAAGTCTATCTTGTAGATTTACAAGATAAGGATCCGAGTGAAATGGGTTTCGAAAATTTCACTAAACTTATACAAACAACGTTACCATTAACCTACTACGATTTAATGGAACAAAAATTAGCTATATGATCAAAAAATCATACAAAAGACTATTAGAAATTTCAGATGATTATCAACAAGTCACAATGCCGGATTCTAGGTATTACAGACGTAATGGTAAGTATTATCCTTCTATTACACACGTTTTAAGTACTTATCCAAAAGGTAAGTATTTCGAAGATTGGCTTAAAAAAGTAGGACATACCTCTGAATATATTGTTAAGAAAGCAGCAGAAGAAGGAACACAAGTTCATGAAATGATTGAGGACTGGTTAAATGGGAAAGAAATTACATTTTTATACCCTGATGGTAATCCAAAAATGCCTGCACACGTTTGGCAAATGTTCCTTAGATTCGTTGATTTTTGGGAAACATACAATCCTGTATTAATAGAAGCAGAAGTACACCTATTTTCAGATGAACTACAAGTTGCAGGAACGTGTGATTTAGTATGTGAATTGGAATTTAACGGAAAAACTGAACGTTGGATTATAGATTT